TAGAGGACACCGGGAGGGAGGAATCAGCTCTCTCCCGGACCTCTGGAAGGATAAGGCAGCACTTATGAAAATGCAACTCCGTGGATTTGCCGCCGCCTTGCTACTGGCCGCCCTTCTGGGGGCCTTGGCCTTGCTTGTCGGCGGGTTGCTTGTGGCCTTGGCGATTACTGTACCTGTTCTTGTTATTCTGGCCGTGCTGTTTGGAAAACCAGTGCAGGAGGATGACCAATGACACCACGTGATTTCAGGGCCTGGCGGCGGAAGATGGGCCTGACCCAAGAGCAGGCGGCTGAACTTCTTGGCATGGGCCGTACGGCTGTCTCGCAATACGACACAGGCAAACGCCGCGCCCCGGCAGAGGTTATAGAGACTGCTCCACGGTATATTGCGCTGGCATGCGCCGCCATCAGCCACGGCCTTGCGCCGTATGGTTCGGATGAGAAGGAAGGCCGCTAGACCTTCTCACAGGCAGAAATATCGGTTGTGAATCCGCCTCCCGCGAATCAAGCTTCAGACGGTCATGGCTGCGGTCAAGGACGGCACCGGTGCCCGCTGACGCTTGCCATGCGGTGGCGGAAGACCCGGCGACGGCGCTGGCTGGTCAGGGGCGATGTCCAGGGTTGACCTCAGGAACCGGAAGAATCTGGCGGTGATCTCTGTGAGGTTCGGCATGGTGGCTCACCTGCTAGGAAAGAACGGAGTTGGTCAGATCATCGGCATCTATGCCAAGGATATTCGCCAGACTGCTCGCCATAATGGGCGACATAACCCGGCGCCCTGATTCCAGTTGCGAAATATAGTTCGCCGTACATCCGGCCTTCTCTGCAAGGCTTTTCTGTGACAAGCCTCGGTATGTCCGGTAGACATGCAGCGGGTTCTCGCCGTCCAAAAGCCTGTTGACCAGAGCGGCTGGCCATGTCTCTTCGTTCGGGTCATGTGTGGCAAGGACGAGCGCGGCGAGATCCTCATCGCTTAAGGCCGATTCCGCATGTTCCGCGAGTTGCCGGAATATCTCAAACGGCAGGACCACCCCGACCGGAGAGCCTGTGTGGTCCTTTATGACCGATACTTTCAGCATGGTATCCTCTTATGAGTTAGTAGGCGCTTCCGCGCGGGGCTATCTTCTGCACGTCCAGCACAAGGCCGTCTTCGGAAAAAATGACGCGGTATGTACCAACACGCAGGCGGTACAGGCCCGTACCCACCAGCGGCTTTATATCCAAATCGAGCCGTGTGGGATCTTCTGCCAATTGCGTTATTTTTTCCCGAATTTGGTGGGCGCGGTCCCGTGGGATCTTTAGCAGGGCCTTTCTGGCCGCCCTGCTGTATTCAATTTCAAGCACAGCCCGCGATCCTCACCAACCTTCAGTTTCGGCAAGGTACTCTACAAAGATGTCTGTGTCAATGTTATGTATTGTCTCTGTCAATGTCATATCATGACTGTGGCATACTATATAGCCAGACCGCTAGAACTTCTCACAGGCAGAAATGTCGGTTGTGAATCCGCCGCTCCCGTCGATTGCGTGCGTAACGTTTTCGGCGATCCAGTTCATGCGGCATATCTCCGGAGGCCACCCGACAAGATTCAGCGGCATTCCGGCGCACAGGTCGGGCTTGCCGAGCGCCAGCGAAAGAGTCAATTCATTGGCACCGCGCTGGCGCTGCTTCCACGCTGCAGCCGCTGCGTCCTCCGCATCCTTGCTGCTGGTGTATATCTTTTTAAGGGTCTTGACCGATCCCCCCTCGCGACCCGCTATAACCGTTTCGGTAGATCCTGTTGACAGGTTATGCCACTTGGCTGCGATGCCTGTTGTTGATCCTTCGCGATCAGACGTGCGGAAGCTGTGGCGGTCGCTGTCCCGTCGGTTGATTGTCAACGACGGCAGGGTCGCACCAGATGCCGTAACACCGGACGCGGCTGGCAGGAACAGCAAGCGACCGGCCTTGATCGTTGACAGCGCGTCATGATCTTCACCCAGACGACTGATGAAATTGAGGTCGCTTTCGTTGGTCTGGTCTATGTGATCGATCGCGATCGCCGCCAGATCAGGATGAATGGCGGATGCCAGTCCATGCCGTTCGGCAATGGATCCAAGAACTGAACCAATGTTTGTCGCCTCGTAACTGGCCTCGCGCTGGTCCTTCAGCGCCCCCTGAAAATCAGCAGATCGCGCCGTAATTCGGATAACATCCGGCGGTCCCTCGTGTCCGATTTCGTCCACCACAAACCGGCCCTTGTCGACGAGGGACTCCCCCTTCCACCCTATCGCCAGCGACAACCTGACGCCGCGTGCGGGCAGGGCAATCGATCCATCATCAAACACACTCAGTTCAAGCTGGTCTGCCTCCATGCCGGATTTGTCCAACAGCCGAAGCGTGAGAAGGCGACGCGCAAAGGCTGTTGTGATGTCCCGGTTCTCCGCAAGTATACGCCAGTCCGGTATCATGGGCGGCTGTCCATCAGGCGTCCAAGTTGTGCAATATCATCTGGATAACGCCGCAACTTCAGACTGAAGCTAACCTTTTGCGGTGCTCCATTTTTCAGGATATGGGAGCGACCCTCCTCAACCGAGTCAATGACCCATGGCCCAAGATTTTCACCCGTCCCGGCGATCAACAGCCATGCCTTGCCGGTCGCTGCCATCTCGCGCAACCTGTCCAGTGTCTCGGGCCCGCCGGAGACACCACGTGCCAAGGTGCCATCAATGGTGACCGTCTCTGACCCCGGCCCCGTCCACTGCAAGGCGGGCGTATAACCGATCCGGGCTTTCTCCTCCCATCGCTGCTGGGTGGACCGCTTGATGCTCTCGAACGGGGCTGTTTGTATCGAGAACGTAAATAACCCGAGCGACAACAACACAACCTAGTCCTCCTCGTCATACATGCGGGCGCGTGCATTCGACCGTTCGCGGGCCATCATCTTTTCAAGCTCAAGGCGGACTGCACGCGCTATGTCTGCTTCGGACTGTCCCGCAGCCGCATGAATCGTGATGGATACGCCGCCCATATCAACACCAAGGCCCGAAGGGGCCTTGGCAACGGCTACGCCGGAAACCGTTGCGGCAACACCGGCTGTCGCTGCAACCTTGACCGTTTTTTTGGCCAAATCACCACCAACGCCGGACAGAGCACTTCCCGCAGCAGACACAGCTTCACCAAAACCGCCGGTCAAGCGGGCAATCATATCGCTGACCCAGACCAGTGGGGCCTTGATCGCTTCGATCCCGCTTGTAATGCATCCCCAAGCCTGCGCAAACGTGTCGGACAGCCCCTGCCACAAGGCACCCAGATAACCGGCAATCGGCTCCCAGTTTGCAATAACAAGTCCAAGGGGGGTCCAGGCAAAGGCCGTCTTTATGACGTCCCATGCGCCAGCAAAAATACCGGACACACTCTGCCAGAGGCGCGCGAAGAAAGCCTTGATCGGCTCCCAGTACACAACAATCAACGTAACGGCGGCGGCGATGGCCATGACCGCCAGCACAATGGGGTTCATCAGGAATGCGAGATTCAACTGCTTTACCCACGCCAGAAGAGCCGGAAAGACAGTTTTGGCCACCGTCCCCATAAACCCGATGGCCCCGGAGAACAGGCCGATACCACCCCCAGCAAGTCCGGCCTTGATGCCAAGCGAAACCACCGCGAAGCGCAAAATGGCAAGGGGGCCTATAATGGCGGCCGCAACGGTTGCAAGGATACCGCCAACCAACACAAGGCCAGCAACAGATGCGGCAACCTTGAACAGGGTCCCGGCCAGTGCCGGGTTGGCCTTGACCCATTCCGCCGTCGCCCGCACCACAGATGTTGCGGACTGAAAAAGGTCCCGCAATGGAGATGTCTGGGTCTGGGACAGGGTGATATTCAGGCCCTCGACCGCTGACCAGAAGCCCTGGATGTCCCCGGCAGCATTGTCCCCCATCGCTTTGGCCAAACGACTGGCCTCGCCCCCGGCTTGTTTCAGGATCTCTGAAAATTTGCTGATGGCCCCCTCACCCTCACGCTCCACCAAGGACGCCATGGCCGCACCGGCTTCGGTTCCGGCAATCGCCGTGAAGGCGGCCAGACGATCCGCACTCCCCAAGTCCTTGGTCCCCTTGGCCACGTCAGCCAGTATTTCTGTGATGGGGCGCATGTTGCCCGCCGCATCCTGGGTCGCGACCGACAACTCGAGCAATGCCTTCCGCGCATCGCCCGGCGGGCTGGCAAGCCGGGAAAACAGGGCACGCAGGGCTGTACCGGCCTGTGCCCCCTGTATCCCGATATTGCCCAGCAATCCGGACATGGCCGAGACATCCTCTACAGAAGCCCCGACCTGACGGGCAATCGGGGCGGTATACTTCATGGTTTCACCAAGCATCCCGAGGTCCACATTGGCCCGCGTGAAGGTCGCGGCCATCACGTCCCCGAGCCGTGACATTTCCGCAGCCTCAAGGCCAAATCCCGACAGGATATTGCTGGCAATGTCGGCAGCCTCGCCAAGGTTGGTGTTGCCCGCCTTTGCGAGATCGAGCATGCCGGGCATAGAAGCCAGGATCTGTTTTGCATCGAAACCGGCCATAGCCAGCTTTTGCATACCTTCAGCCGCTTCGGACGCCGAGAAACTGGTTGTTGCCCCCAACGCCATCGCCTGCTGTCCCAACGCCGCAAATTCCGCCGATGTTTTGTCGAGCCGGGCGACAGCGCCAACGGCTGACATTTGCTTCTCGAAGGCAATTCCGTCGCGCAAGACCACACCCATTCCGGCCAGCATTCCACCTCCGGTTGCAACACCGCTGGCTCCGGCCATCGCCAAGCCACCTGCCCGGGCCGTTGCCCGATCCATACGGTTGCGGGCAATGGCTGTCGCTGTCGACTTCTTTTGCAAGGTCTCAAGTGCGCTTGCCTGGCTCTCGGCAGCCTTCTGGACTGCACCCAGATCCTTCTTCAGGGCCTTCTGAGCCGAAGCCAACTTACGTGTATCAATGCCTGCCGAAGACAATTCACGCCGCATGAAGTTTGTTTTTTTGGCCAGATCGAACTGGGACTGCTCCAGCCTCTGAACCTCTTGCCGCGCCAAGGCAAAGGCACGCTTCGCTTTCTTGCTGTCCTCTCCACCAACCGCCAGCGCCCGTCCAAGCTCACGCGCCTTGCTCCGCGCCGCATCCAGAGATGATGTGTTGTCCCGGAGCATTTTTTTGAGTCGGGAGAATTCACCAACGCCAGCCGACTTTTTGTGCAGCGTCTGCAACTGCTCGGACGTCCCACGCATCGCCTCCTTCAGCTTCTCCGCCGATGACCGCGCCGTCTTGAATGGCGCGGTCATCTTGTCGACAGCCGCCATGGTTACCTGAATCTTCAAATCACTCACGGCGTAAACTCCTTTGCTGCCCGGGCCTCTGCCTCTGCGAAATCAATCGCAAGAGCATAGGCTTCGGCATAACGATCCAAGGTCATGGCTTCAAAAACCGGCGGAGGAAACGATCCCGGAAACACTTTCATCAAAATTCCCCAAGCCATCAGGGCGTCGTCGGGGATGCCGTCTCCGAACGTTCGAAAAAACCAGCCACCGTTGTGCAAACCGCCAGCAGGTCGGCTGCGCTCATCCGGTCAAGGGCTTCCTGCGTCAGAGGCTCTGTGGTGATGCGGAGAACCAGGGCAAAGATTGCGGACGTATCAAATGAAAAGACTTCGGTCATCTTCAGGCCCCGCAAGTCCCCGGCCAAAGGAACACGCAATTTCAGCGCCCTTACCTTGCTGCCATTGACCGTGATCGGGTTTGTGAGTGAAACAGTTTGCATCAAATGAACTCCTTGGTTGTATGAACGTATTAATATTAACTAGATGCCAATTTTCGGGAGATCCGGCATGCCGGGCAGACCTATAGCCCGTGAAATCGCGCTGGCCCTGTCAATGCCACCGACGAGCTCTGTGCCGCCGAGCATGTCGATCTCAACCAGCTTCGAACCATTGGACGAATAGCAGTAGTAGGTGAGAGGCATTTCAACCTTCATTTTTGCCATGTCTTTTGCTTTGATCGTGCCCATATCGATCGACTTCCAGCGCCCGCGAACCGTGATATCGACAGCTGATGTCCCAACACCGTCGGCAGCCAGACCCGCAGCCACAAAGCGCACACCAAGCCCGCCGACATCGGACAATCCCCAAGCGCGCAAAACATCGGAATTGAACTCCCCGAGAGTGAACTCCATCTTGAGCGGCTCCATTCCGAGATCGACAAGAACCGGACCCGCCATCCCGGCAGCCCGCCACTCTTCCGTGGACCGCTCCAGCTTTGGCAGAACGACTTCCTCTGCG